AGTCCTTTGCAGTATCAAGGTAATCATTAGCCTTAACCAATTTGTTTACCCACCATGCAGGATATTTACTATCAGGCTTTACTTGGCCTAGTAATTGTTCTGCGTTTCTTTTTAAACCAGTTAACTGATTCTTAACATTAGCTGATTGGTCATGACCATCTTCACCTATTACAATTTGTTTATATGATTCTGTTAATGTTTTATATTTCATGAAAAATTAATCCTAAGTCTTTTTGAATGTTTCTTTAACTGATTCATTAGCTTGTTTTAGTGCATCTGCTACCATAGGGTCATCACCCAAACCTCTTTTCATTTTTTCTATTTTCTTGTAGGCACCAGTCATATTACCACCCATATCAATTGCAATCTTTACAGCTGCAGCAACAAGAGATGATGGGAATCTACTTCTATACTTTTCAGATATCCATTCTGAACCTTTACCTTTATTAGGAAGATTGGATTTTATTTTCTTGATATCACCTCCATCAAAGTATATGTCTAATTCAAGGTCTCTACCTTTTGGCGGTGAAAATTTTAAGTTTTTGCCTCCATATTTCTTGATGATGTTCATATACATTTTTTCATCACCTCTTTTATATGGTTTGTCTAATTTAACAGAAAAGACACCTTCTCTAAGTACTGGTCCTGTTTGACCATTTAATTCGTTTAATGATTTTCTCATTTCTTTAAATGTTTTCATATCTTTCCTATTTAATAAACATTTTAGTAGCTTTTTCCGGAGTACCATATTGTTTCATGAACTCTGGATTGGCCTCAAACATATCCTTCATTGCTATAAAAATACTTGCTCTAATAACCTTAACAAAATCTTCATCTGGGTCACTAATATCTAACCCACCTGTTTGTTTATCTGTATATGTTTTTGCCATTTTATTAGACCAATCTGAACTGTTTATCCATTCATCTTCTTCTGCATCATTCGATGTATAATATAAGGACTGCATTAATTCCATTAATACTGGGCTATAAAAACCTTTTGGTTTTGATACATCTCTTTTTGAAAATCCTGAACCAGGTGGTAACGTAAATGGTTTGTGTCCTGCTTTCTTAGCAAATTTTGCCAATTCTGTCATTAATTTATCCAAACTCTTTACCTTGGTAAAATTTGATTTGGTTAAGGCAAAAGCCTCGTTCATTTCGGCATATGCTTCTGCAACAGCTGCCATTGATTCTCTCATTTGATAATAATCTTTCATTTTTTTCTCCTGTTATTATACTTTGGCAGCAAGGTCTTTATCTGCCTTACCCCATGTTCCTTTTGATTTAGTTACAAATGAATTGACTCTTGCCAATCCCCATTGAACTGCAGTAGTACCTGGACGATGTCCTGATTTCCATGCTGCAACTCCTCTATCGAAAACTTTTCTTAATATACCTAAAGGCATACCTGATTTATCAGCTTTCTTTTTAAGTGCCTTTTCTGAATTTTCGCACATAAAATCTTCGAATGTTATATGTTCTGCCATCTCGCCGAACATTGCTTTAAATTTCTGTGTATGTTTTGATGGCTTTGTTTTTGCCGTAGCATCACCAGGTGCAGGTTTTGTTGATAATTTTTTAAAATGTGCTGCACGTTTTGCTTTTGTACTCTTTGCCATTTCCTTACCTTTTGCATCTTTTGCGTAATAACCTTTAGGCTGAGTACCTTTTCTGTCTTTTATATCTGGGTCCTGAGGTCCCATTTTTTCTTTGAATGCTTTAAATTCTTGTCCTGGAGTGTCGTTTAAATATCTTTTTAATCCTTTTACTGTTCCCCAATCTCCAGCTCCACCTTCCTCAAAAATTTCAACTGCATCTAACCAAAATCTTTTCTTTACAGTTTCGGTTTGAACCATTACATAATTGGAACCACAAACAACAATTTCGCCTACTTCTTGTGATTCTTTTACTTTTACTATATCACCTTTTTTGTATAGGTTACCATCAATGTAATCCTCTCTTGTTTCAGATATAGGTGGCAATTCTATGTGTTTACGGAATGATTCTTTCTTTAATCCCATGCCTTTTCTGATGGCATAGTATAATGTTTGTATTCCGTCGCCTGGAACTTCTAATGAATTATCTGCAAAACCTTGTAGGTCACCAGCCGCAACAAATGCTCTTAATTTACTAGCTGACATACCCTTGACGCCTTCTGCCTCCGGGTCTCTTTCTCCAGCAGATAGGACTCTAATTTTATCTTGGAAATTATATAAGCCATGTCTTGACTTTATACCATTATATTTGTTTAATAATATTTCGAACTCTTTAATTCTATCTGACCCAGCAACCATAGTTATTTGTGTAAAACCTTGGTCATATAACTTAGTAGCTATATCTAAAACAGTTCTTACATCTGGGTCTGCCATAATGTTTCTTGCATGCTTAGGGAACATTTTACGCATGAATTTTATTTTGTCTTTAAATGGTAATGGATTCTTTTTAGGGTCAACTGATTTAGAAGAGTATATGCGATATACGCCACCCCTTGATAATTTTTTAAGTTGATCGAATAATTTTTCGTGCCCTTCTGTGGGCGGATTGAATCTTCCGAATACGAAAGTTACATCTTTCGATGATTCGGTTAAGTATTCACTAAATGATTGTATTGACATTTATATCCTCGGTATCCCATTAGCCTGGATTATCCCAGCCTTTTATTATATCTTTGCTGAAGTTATTAGTTGAAAATTCCATTCGGTCAACTAACTTAACAGCTCCACCTTCCATTCGATCTATTGCAACAAAACCTTCGGGGTTGGTTACTTTAAATCCGGATTTAGTTTTTAAAAACGTACCAATTTTACTTAGTTTGTTTAGTTTATTTATAATAATTAATTTACTATCTATGACAAAATTCTGTAAAATAAATATATTTTCTAAATTTTTTAGGTTTTTTGTAGAGAAAAACGATAATAATGCATCTCTTTTATCAATTTGCACTTTTTTTCCTTTATCGGTACTTCTTTTGTCTATTTCCTTTGCATATCTATCAGTTACAAATTTAATTAAACCTCTTGCATGCTTCTTGGTATTTGATATTCTTTGCCCTTTTCTTACCATGGTATTATTATATATGTTGATTACTAGGTTTAATTCTTTATTCTGTTCTATTTCTCTAAGGGTATTACTACTAATAGTACGAAATATTTTACCAGCACTTGATAAGTTAGTAGATAATTGTAAACTATCCTCTTTTGTTAATGTTGCTGTGCCAGATAAATCTTTCATTGTTGCATCTTGCATCCATACCTTTCTGGATGGCTTAATTTTTGATACTATATCTTGTCCAAATTCTGCGGTCATGGTTTCAAATGTTGAACCTGAATATGTTGTATGCCATACTATACCAACCTTTGCTGCTTTTATTTCCTTTGCTAATTTCGTATCATTAGGTATAGCATAAACAATAGTATTAGGGTGGAAAGTAATATGCTTAACTCCATCTATGTCCTCCGTTTTTATATCCTCTTTGTCAAACATAAAATCGCCTTGTATAACATCTTTAATGCCCAAGTCTTTTAAATTATCAAAAGCTAATTTAAGTTTCTTATTTAAATCACCAGAGGTATCATCATCAATATCATCATGACTTTTATATACCTTTGGATTTTTAGCGAAAATGCCTTTCTTTGCCACAAAGAATTGACCATCAGATGGGTCCTCTCCAGCAAATAAGGCGGGTGCACCGTCCCACTTAACCGTAACGTCCATTGGTGCTTTTGCGTTACCGTTCAACATATCCCTCAGTGATCTAAGCGCTAGGATAGCTTGGCGTGCACCCTTGACTCCTCCGTCAAGGATTAAATCTTCTATATGAGTCATATGTGTATTTTTTGACTCAGCTAAATAAGTTTTTAATGATTTCATTATTGTAGTTTCGCGTGCGCTGCTGACCAATCTGACATACTTTTTGCAAATTTTATAAGTCCTGCAGCTAAGTTATTTTGTTGTTCTAGTGGCATTTTATTTAATAACCACACCATTTCTATTGTTTGGAATCTAGAGTTAATCATGGATTTACCTTGATTTTCCTTCCATGAGATATAAGCATCTTTATTACCAGGTTTTGGTTTTCCTTTATTTAATTCTTTTAAAAAACCAACAACACCCTTTGCAAATGCTCTTTCGTATTGAGCTAAATTAGACCCTCGTTTATATTTTATATTTTTCCATCTTCTCATTTTTTTCCATTTCTTTTCAACACTCTTAAATTTTTTCAAGCCATTTGGAGTTAATTCATACTCTTTTTTGCTACTGTCCCATTTAAGAATATTTGGACCACCAGCATTTTTAATACGTTCTGCGTATTTACCACCTGATAATATATCCAACATATCAAGTTTTACCTTTCCTTGCATAGCATTTTTACCAGTTCCTTCGCCTCTTATTGTATCAGTATCAGTTGCCTGGAAAATTCTAAAATATAAACTGAAATCTGGTGGTATTCCATCACCTAAAAATTCCATATCCACACCAAGTGTAAAGTTTTTACCAAATTGAGATTTAATATTATTAACTTTAATCTCTGGATTTTCTCCTGCATTTACATATGATAATTTACCGGTTCCTTTTTTAAGAGAAACACCTACGATTCCTTGTTTTTTTATTACTGAATCATATAAGTATTTATTTAAATCATCTATATTATCATGGTTTGGAAGGTCTTCATAATATATCCATATATCTGCTGGATTCCATTTATCTTTATCTGGATTTTTACCACCCCAAGCATCTTCTGCTTGAAATAAAGCCTTTGCTTGAGTCCAAACATCAATTGAACTTCTATCCATTTCAATTCTTTTTGGTTTTGTAAAGGCCGCTTTAAATACTTTTGCTTGTGCTAAATGAGAATCAAACCAATCATCTTTTTCTTGTAGATATGCGACCAATTCCTTTGCCTTAACGATAGTAAATTCTTTACCATCTTTATCAACACACATTTTAAATGTAGTTGCCTCTTGACATTTTAATATAATAGAATCTTTATCTTTTCCTCCATTATACATTGCTGCCATGACTAGCATTAATGATTCTTCGTTTGAATCTGTTGAGGCTGAACCTCTTCCTGCAACTGGATTGGAAAGTGTTACATTCATTGATTTACCATCTAACTCAAATGAAAACATATCATATGCAGATGATTTATTGTTTCCTGTGTTTGGAGCAACAACCTCTACATCACTATCTGCCACTTTTGATACTAATTTTTTAAATTCAGCACTTGACATACCACCAGTATTGGTGACCCTTTTAGGGTTTGAATGTTTATCAATTCTTGTGTCTAAACCAACCAACTTCTTTTGAAGTGCGGCTTGTGACATTTCATTTAAGTGTTTTGTAAATCTCTTCATAATACTTCCTATATTATAACACTATTTATAACAAAAGTAAAGTGAAGAGTTACTTATCAAAGAATTTATTAGGTTTAATGTTTCCTTTATTGTCGAATCGAATGATTCCGTAGGTGTGTAGTTTATCTACTGTCCTAGATGCTCCTTCTTTAATGCCAGATTGATATGACTGCCAAGAAGCACCTATTATACAGATTGCGAATACAATTATTTCAATCACAATAGGACTCTTTTCAGATTGGTTTCGTAGCCTTTTTTCTTTAACCCAACCTGAAATAGAATTGCCTCTTGTATTTTTGCAAATGTGTATTCAATTTCCTTTACATTTTTATCTGTAAAGGAAACCTTAAATGCTGGTATTTTATCCATTATGCTTCCAAAAGTTGTAAAAAATCATCAAACGTGCCTGGATTATCACCACAGACTCTTACAATATTTCTTTTAATTGTTGATACATCATCTTCGTATCCAGCTTGTCTGCGGTCTTCGATTCTTTGTTTTACAACATCAAAATCAAATATAAATGGGTCACTATATATTTTAGGTTGCCATCTAATATGTTGTAAGGTATCAACACCAATACCTTTATATTTTGTTCTACATTTTGTTTTTTTCACGATTCTAAAATCAGCCATATTATACTCCAAATAAATTAATAAAAATGTTGGTGGACTTCTCATTCCACCTTGTATGTTCGGTCATAAACCCCAGTCGCTTTAATACAGCCGCTGGTGCCGTAATCATATTAGAAAACAATTTCTCTTGTGATTTTAGATTCCACAGCCGGTGTATTGGCCTCTAACCATTTACTTAGGCCTTTTGGACCATAAACAAAGTCGCCATCTTCCATAAGATATTCGTCTGTGTATTCCTTACGCTTGGTTTCAGATGACATATCGCCAACCCAAGCTTCGATTCTCTCTAAGATTTCTTTACGCATCCAACCATCTTCACGGTTGTCAGTAACCTTCATAAAGCTAGGTGAGCCGTCCTCGTTAAGAAAATGAAATTCTGTAACTGTTTCCCATGCTGGGATATTTATCTCTGACCTTTCCACAACACCAAAATCATTAATGTATTCCTCACAGCCACCATTGGACTCTTCGAAGGATGTACAAATAAAAGGCCTTACCCTAGCAACTAAAGTTGCAATCTCATTCTCATCGAGGTCACCACAGTTAGGTAGGATAAAGGTGTTACCACCCTTGAACTTCATATATGGGTCAAGCCTATCGCCGTAGTTTTCCATATATTGGGTGTTTATAACTAAATTTTTCATTACTTTACCTCCGCATAACCAGCAGCTTTTCCATAAAAGCCTAATGATTCTAATTTTAAAACAATTTCGTTGAATGTAGCACCTTTGCTATCTTGTGGATATATACCAACTGTCATTGGGTCGTTGATAAATAATTGACATCCTTCCCATGTAGGATTGTTAGCAATATAATCATTTATGATTTTTTTGCCCTTTTCGAAAAGAGATTCATCTCTTGTTCTTACTTCGAAATCTACAATTTCGTATCCATCCATCGTTAGTGATGGTTCTGGTTGGTTGCCTAGTATTCTTGCATTTAACATATTTAACTCCTTATCATTAATTTTAAATATAGGTATATTATACACCATCTAGGAGCAAATGTAAACACGCTAATGAAAATAAAGTATATAAATTTTATATATATTTTGTGGGGATATAAAAAGGGGACTTTGAAAGCCCCCCATGAATTGTCATAATTAAAAGGTTATTATACTTCTTTTGCAATAAAAGTGTATACACCGTAAGCAAGGGCTACCCAAGCTACTAAGTCAACAAGTCCACCTAGTAATAGGTAGGATAATGATAGGCCGACAATAAGTCCACCGTCCCAAGATGTGCGTTCTGCCCATCGGTCCATTAACCATGCTTTTGCTGTATTTAACATATTCATATAGTTCTCCTTTATATTTTAAAGTTGGCAAAAGTATCTTCCGAATCTCTATCGCCAAATTTATTTATTGGTTTATCAGGAATTGGGTCCGACATAATATCTGCCTGAGCCGATTCCTCTACATCATATAGTTTCATGCGGGAACGGTCCACACCAATCACAAATCTTTTGTATTTGGTAGGATCGTTATAACGATTTTTCAATTGTTTTACCAACATTTGGCCAAGTTCCTCTAGTTCCTCTGTTGAAATAAGAGCGAACATAAGGTCTGCCGTAGCTGGTAACCCAAATGATTCAGATGTATCCTCTAGTCCGACATCGGTATTTGAATACCCAGACCTTGTAGTCTGTGTTGCCGATACTATTGGAACATTGAATTCCACAGCCAAGCCACGCAATTCCTCTGCGATAGCTTTTATGTATGAATAACTATTTATACTCCCCCCAAGCCCACGCATGCGGCTAGAGGAACAAATATTTAAATAGTCGATATATATCATATCTGGCTTAAATGCTTTTTTAAGTTTTAATTCGTTTAGTAATGCTCTGAAATGTCCGGTATGAGCAGAGCCTGTAGGATATTCCTTAATGATTAGTTTACCTATAGAGGCTTGAGCAATTTTCTGTATTTTAGTATCGAATGCATGTTTACCAATCCTCTGTAATTGTTCGATAGGTAAATCCATTAGGTTCGCATCGATACGCTCTGCGATTCTTTCTTCAGCCATTTCCATGGTAATATATAAAACATTTTTACCTTGCTGTAGGACCGATGCGGCACAGTGACACATAAATAAGGATTTACCGACACCAGTCCCTGCAAGAGCAATATTTAAAGTTTTATTAGGTAATCCACCCTTTGTTATTTTATTGAAATAATCCAAATCAAAAGGTATCCTAGATTCTTTTTTGTTATAGAAATCAAATCGGTCATCGGAATCATCAATATAATCATGACCTATTTGTTGGTCAAATGAAACACCGAGAGCTTCTGATAGTATTTCTGGTATGGAACCTTCTGTTCGTTCATTGTCTCTACCATCGATGATACCAATAGAATCCATTATCGCATTATGGACTGCTCTATCTCTACACCACTTTTCTGATTCTCTAATTAGATATTCAGTATCAATATCTGATTTGGCTGATATTTCATTGATTAATGTAGAAGCATTATTTAGTACATCATCAGGTGCACTGACCTTTCGTAACTCTAATTGTAATACCTTAGAGGTTGGTAAGTTATTATGCTGATGTACAAATTTAGTAATAAGGTCAAATACAACCTTATGTGTACCTTCAAAGTATTCTTTCCTTAAATATGGTACAACTCTTCTGCAATAGTCCTCATTGTTGAGGAGATGATTCAGTATGTGTGTCTGTAGATGATTCGTTATTTCCAATTCCAATCCTTGCTAATTTATTATCTTGTCCCCATTCTAAACTGTCGGTAATAATATGTTGTAATACAGCGCCCAGATAATTTTTAAACTCTTCTGATTCATTGAGTTTATCAAAATCATGGTCGCCGGGGTCTTGTATATTAAATGTAAACCCAAGTGTCGCCATATCAAGTTCAGGGGATTCTTTTATTGATACAGTTCCATAAACAACTATTGCCTCTTTGTAAATTCCTGTTTTTAATAAAACACCATGGAATTCCGAGTTAGGATTCTCTACAATAGAATAATCCTCATTAGTTATATTATACACTATTCTACTCCTCTTGTAAAGTGCTTTCTAAATCTATTTCAAGCATTGGTTTGTGGCCAATTGAATAGTATGATTTTACAAACTCTTTAAAGTCCGTACCTTCAAAGATAGGAGTCCAGAAAGCTTCTGTTACAGTATCTTTTTCTCTGACCTTTGGGTCAATTATTTCTCCAGTGTCCTTGTTCACTGCAGCATACCAGCCCATTGTTGGTTTTACTACATAGCCACCAGCCATTGCTACCTCTAATAGTCCAGAGTATTGAGCAATACCACCTTCCCATGTAACAGAAATAGGTACCTTAGATTTTTCTTTTACAAACCTTGATTTTTCTACATTGATTACAAAGTCATATCCTTGGATATTAGTACCTTTTTTGACCTGTCTCCTACCAATAATCCAAATATTATCAGCAGAGTAATAGATACCTGTTCCACCT